AACAATTCTAGGTTGTAATCTTTCCTTGATCTTTTTTGGGCTCACAATGGAACTTAGGATACAGCTGTAACTTGTTAATTTCTTTTTCAGTAAAGTTACCTTCTGCATATAGAACTTCATAAGAATCAGATAGTCCTTGTCTAATACAATCATAATGACTGTCTAATACTTTTGGGTATGTGTTGTTGGTGAAACAATCTCCACTCGCAACAGAGCAGATGTACACCGTCAATAAAAATTTCATTATTTTCCTTGGCCGCGATATTTTTTCCACGAACGCCGACGTGATTTGTTCATTTTTGCTTTACTAGGATTGCGTCCTATATTCGTTTTATGAAACGTAGGTTCGTGTGCAATAAAGTCTTTAAATTTTTTCGCCATCGTCGTCTAACCATTCTTTAACAAATGGTTTCGCATTTTTAGGTGATGTTATAACCGGTAGATAAGTTATTTTACCATTTACATGTTGTTCTAAATCACTACCACAACTCATACACCTAAAAAAATGTTGATCAATGCTAACCAACAAAGTGAACTGATCACATGTTGGACATTTACCGTTAACAACTTCTGCTTCAACTTTAAAATTTTTCTTTACCATTATTCAAGTATTAACTTTTTAATTGATAAAGATCCATCAATATTCTGCTCAACCTCTGCCATAGACTTTATGCACTGGTGCTGTATATTTGTTCCTTTTTCACTTCTCTTTGCATATCTTTTACCTTTCAAGCACATTGCCATTGAAGGTTTACTTGTTTCAGGATCAATTTGAATTCTGTGTTCCTTGATCTCTCCGTTGACAATCATAAGAAGAGCTACTACTTCTAAAATCATACTGTCTTACCTTTGTTTTCACCCTCTTTGATTACATATTTCTGTGTACCATTCTTACCATGTTCTACAGATTTTTTTAATTCTTTTACATAACTCATCTGTTTAGCTTCTTTGTTTATGTGAGCTATGTAATCTAAAACTTTTTTAGTAATTCTTCCCGTTGCCATTTTCTCTAACTTTATCTTTTAACATTTCAATATCTTCTAATGCTTTTTCTAATTGTGAAGCAAGAAATTCTATGTTGACTTTGTTTGTCATATTCATTTCTTGGGTTTTTTCCATTTTCTCTACAGACTTGTACAAATCTTCGAGTAAAAAATGTTGTTCTTGGTCTACGGGGACTTGTTCAGATTTTTTTAATAAATCATTTTCAAATAATTCACGTGAGGTTTCTAGCGATACCAACCTAGCTGTCAGCTCGGTGTATGCGAAGACGCCGGCTGCGACGAGCAAAATCAGAGAGGCAACCGTCTTCATCGGCATCTGCACGGCAGCGGATTCAGATATGTTTAAAGGTTTATTACTCATCTAGTTGGTATGTATCCTGGTTCCATAAAGAAAGCCATTAGAACAAGTAATATAATTAATATTCCTGTAAAATAGTAATTCATTCCTGGCTACCTCTATTGTCATAGCCAAGTATCTTACACTATTTGTCTTCTATTTTGTAGAACATTTTGTCCGTATCTTCTGTAACCCATCCCTTATTTTCGACATTCCACTCTGTAGTTTGAACTTTATAGTCAGGTACATCGGACTGCACAGTAAAGTTACTAATGTTCCAAAGAATACGATTATTAGGCTGAATTGCAAAATTGCCGTTATCAAGAGCCAATACATGGCCACACTTATGTTCATGAGGTATTTCACTATGCTCACAATCCAAGATATTACTCTCTGGATGACCCCAGTCAATAGTGAATAAATACTCTCCATAGTATTCTTTTTTATCTTTGCCGAAATATTTGCCTCGTTGTGATGTTAGATAATTAAACATATGCACGCTAGGATAATAGCTGAAGCTATTCCACAATTGAAGCGTGTCGACTGACATATCAGGCACTTTGCTTCTATCATACGATTTTTGGAAAAACGCACTGATAGGCAATCTAAAAAAGATCGCACCGTTTGGTAACATAATGTGAAATAATGTTGCGGTGCCCGCCATACTTGTGAGACCGAAGACAACACATTCTTCACTTTCTCCATGATGTCTGGTAAAGTCATATAAATACTCCTTCCGTACTTGGCAATAAATGGGTGGGATATCTGCGTTCAAATATGCCATTATTTAATTTCGCCCCAATTATCTCCTTGTTCATAATCCACTTTGTTTGGTACCTGTAGTTCCACTGCAGCTTCCATTATTTCAATAATTTTTTCTGCATCTTTTGGTGATTCAACAGATATATCCACTTCATCGTGAATTTGTATGTGTGGTATTATACCATTTTCATAGAGTGCTACCATACTTTTTTTAGTCATATCAGCTGCAGATCCTTGTATTAATTTGTTTAAAGCTTTGTAAGTAAATGCACGTTTTAATGGTTCATCATATTCTTTTCGTGCTAACTCCAAAGGTAAAGGTTTAAATACACCAAATTGTACAGGCTGCCAAAGATCAAAATGACACGCACGACCTAATAAAGTTCTTATCTTCCCTCTATCGTTTGCTTTACGAGAAACATTTTCCATTAGTTGTTTAACAAAGGGTGCTTTACTGTGATATTGTTTAATTAGTTTTTCTGCAGAATCTTTCATCAATCCTAGTTCTGCCATTAATTTATTTTTACCCATGCCATACATCAAACCAAGATTAATTGTTTTGGCTTGCTTACGTTCAATACCTGCCATGTCAGCTACAACTTGGTGGAAGTCTGCATCACCAGCTTTGTATGCATCTACAATTTCATCAACACCTTCTAGATTTTGTAACTTTGCGTAGTGCACAAGTATTCTAGGTTCTTGTTGTGAATAGTCAAATGATCCCCACTTATGTTTTTCTTCTGGTACAAAGATAGATCTTATCATCGGACCTAACTCTGGATGTCTTGCTGGAATCTGTTGTAGATTAGGATTTGACATTGAGAATCTTCCTGTAACAGTTCCACCATTGTCAGATCTAATTTGATTTATGTCTGCGTGGATTCTTCCATTGACTGCGTGTTTAGTTATAGAATCAATAAATGTTGTGTGTGCTTTATTTATTTCTCTTGCATCTGCAATTAGTTTTGGAAGTTCGTGTGGATGATTTTGTAAAAAGTTTTTTGTAAAACTAGGTTCATTACTTTTTTCTGTTCGATCATATGGTAGTTTTAATTTATCAAAAGCTTTTGCGATAGATCTAGCTGCGTGTATTTCTACATCAACTCCTGTTAAATCCTTGATTTTACTGACAATTTTAGCCTCTCGATGCATAAGATTTTTTTTAATTTTGTCTGCTTTCTCAAGATCAACTCTTACACCTTTGAATCTCATGTCAACTAAACAAGGAAATAATCTAGTTTCTAAATTAAANACATCCCATAGTTCTTCTTTGTAAAGTTCTGTTTCTAATTTTTTCCAAAGTTTAAGTGTTGCCTCTGCATCTCGTTCTGCATACTGACCTACAAATAACGCAGGCAATCTCCACATATCTTTCTTTGGATCTAATCCATATTCTTTTGCAGCTGCATTTAAAATGTTTTCGTCTTTACCCATACCAATGTAATGTTTAGACAATGTGTTTAATTGATAAGATAATCTATTCTCATCAATTAAAGACGCTGCTATCATAGTGTCTACAATCTTACCTTTAACAACAAGACCTTCTGTTCTTAACCAACACACATCATACATTGCATTATGAAATATAAAGGTAGTATCTGTTTGATTTAAAATTTCTTGTAACCAAGAGTAAACTAATTTTTTATCTAAGTTGCCACCTGATTCGTGATAAATAGGAAAGTATCCTGCCCAACCTTCTACTGCTATTGCAATTCCAGCTATGTGTCCATTACCGGTAACGTTACCAGATCCTAACTCTATAAGTTTTGGATCATTTGTTTCTAGGTCAATTGCTATTTCTTTGTAGCCTTTAAGATCTTTTAGTTCTTCAGGCATGACCCATTCTGTTTCTGGTGTGAACAACGGGATCTGTGTGCTTCTCACGAGTAATCCCTTTCTAATATCATCTCTAGGTAGTGTATTGCTTTTCTCACGTCCTCTTCTTTTCCTTTTGACTGATGTCTACAGATATACTTTATAGCGTTGCCTTCTGCAAAAAGCAACTTGTTTTCGTTTATAAAGTGTGCAGGTTGAATTTTCATATTGCGATAGTGTTTCCCACCGACCTGCTTTTCCAACGAATCATATGTTGATGATTTGAATAAATCTTTGTGTGTCATAATATATAAGCACGATCAAAGTTCTTCGGATCCAAGACGTGTAATTCACGCTTCGCTCTCGTCGCTCCAGTATAAAATAATCTATGTAATTCATCTGGGTCGTGACTAAATGTTTCAAGAGCTGCATTGGTTAAGTCTTG